TTCGCTCACAGCCTCAAGAGCCTGAGTTTCAGCAACACCTTGCTCAAAGTCCTGTACGTTGCCGCCAGTAGGAACAATTGTTTCACCTGCTCGAATGTATATCTGCATTGAAGGAGATCTGCTAAGCAAATGAGATTCGTGAGCAGGTATCGCTATCATTGGCATTGGTATAGTAATAAAATCATCAGCAAGTCGGTTTAGTGGATCAAGCATGATAAGTCCAGCCGCACCCAATCGAGCAAAACGATTTACAGTTGCAACCTTACCTTTTAGACCCGGCACATCTGGAACATCCATAAGACGTTCGAGTGCCTCCTCTTTGGTTCGTTTACGCCCCAATTAACTCACCTCAAACGTCTTGCGCTTGGCTGAGCATTTGGGTTAGGTCCTTGGAAGTAATCTTCTTAGGTTCTGCAATAATCATGACATCAACCTCTGCGGTTGAATCTGCAAGTGCTTCTCCGGAGAGCCCATTGCATGCAATTCCAATAAGCAAATCTGTCACGACATCATAGCCTTCCGGATGAAGATCAGGAGTTCCAAACATATGTTCGTAGGTGTTTACTATGACTGAATTGTTTGTTGTGTCACGAACTAGTAGTGATTGTTTGTCGAAAACACAGATTACGTTAGGCGATGCAATACCCACGTCAACAACAGACTCATATGCGGTTGTAGTTGCAAACAGTTTAACGCTTGACTTGTAGGTTTGGTCGGGAGTCATCGAAGGAAGTAATTCCGGACCCATAAAGTCAGGCCATACGCCGTTGTCTCCAATATTGCGAGTTCTTAGTTGAAATCGAATTTCTTTGATTGCGAGTCCTCGAGCTTCGGGGATAGAAACATAATCAGATAGATCTATTCGACCATATACCAGTGTAGTTACTCCTACATTTGTAATGTCAAACTGTAGTCTGTCTCTCAAAATTAAATCGTTTGCGCCTTTTGCCATAATAAATCATCTCTTTTTTGGGGTGGAGGTCGCAAGTAGTTATCAGACGTATGACGATCCAGAACGTTCCTACTTGCTTCCTCCAACACTTACTAAGTGAATGAGGCTTATTAACGTGCCTTTCAGAACTTGCAGTCCTATCTTGGCGAGCGTAGCGAGCAAATCTTCGCACCACCACCTCCCGACCTCCAACCCTATGGTATAGCCCCCGCTATATTATTCTGCTTGCAGTTTTTTTTTGGGCTAGATATAAATAACATTATTATTTAGGGTTGAACATGGCGAACCAATACTCCATAACCGTAAGCAACGGGGCTGATGCTGTCCTTCAGAAGTGCAAGCAAGGAGGTGCAAAGATAAGTCAAGTAATCTCATCTTGCATCGAGATGCTTGGTTATGACGCAGTCATGACCATGGCAATGAAACAACGGATCCTTTCTGATTACATCAACAAGGAGGATGAGTGAATGGTAGTTATTCCAAAGACAGTTGAGTTCCAACCGGGTAACGGCACTCGTTACGAGATCACAATGGTTGACGATCCACACGGCGGAGTTCTCGTCGTATGGCCGACACAAGCAACTTATCGTTGGTACCCCGGATATGGTGAACTAAAACATCTTCATGGTAATTTAAACATCTATGACATGCAAGCAATTCAAGAATTCCTAAACAAGAGTTTCGAGAGTGGGTTCTGATGTTTGGAATGCAAGTTGCTTGTGGATGTCGAACCGATCACCCTGCATCGTGCGATCCAATCGAACATTGGGATGGTGACAATGTTGGTGGATGGACTGAGGGGCGTCGTTACCTTTGGCAATGTAGCGAGTGCGGAACTCAAATTGTTGTCAACATGAAAGTGGTGGAAGAAGAATGAACTGTGCAATCTGTGGATGCAAGATATTTCCAAACGAAGAAGAAACATTTGATACCGCACATGGCATTGTTGATGTTTTGTGCATGCGTTCGTTAGAACTACTCGGGAGAGTATGGGAATGAGCGATTACGCAAAGCCTTGTAAAAAGTGTGGATCGTATTACCCCGGTGATTGTGCAACATCTGGATGCAAAGACCTAGACAACTGTCCATGCGACGGGTGTGACGTTGTAAGATATTGGCGAGATCATCCTGAAGAGGATTAGATCCAGAGCCAAGCCATCAGAACATAGTCTGCAACAGTCGCTCCAGCAACCGTAACCAATGTAGCAATTGAAAGAAAGACGTTGAACTTCATCAATGATTCCAAAGATGTTTCTTTTGCTTCTTTCTTTTCTGCTCGAGCCATTAGCCATTCAGCAAACTTTGTAGTTGGGGTTTTCTTTTCTTCAATTGGACTTTCATTCATTTTCAAAACATCCTTGTATTTCCGTTATCGGCATATCGTAATGGAATTGGATTTGGCCTGATCGCACCTGCTACATATCCACCGTTGAGGAATTCTCGCAACCAATCAGGTCGTCTTGGACCTAATGCACCGTCAAATGTGTTCATTTGTCGTGCATCAGTGATTGTTTGTCGAATTGCAGCTGATGCGACCATCTCTTCTTCATCTCTTGAACTGATATCGAGGAAGAAGGAGTTAGCGGCCAATGGTGTAATCATTGTTTCAGGACGCATTCCACCATATCGCCACATCGGAAATACGTTACCCTCGAGTGCTTCGATGCTTACCATGTGCCCGTTTGACATGGCCAAAGCGCACATAGCGGCATGAGATTCCGCTAAAACGCCCATCGTTGATTCCAAATTGCTTACCTTTTTCTTTTCAAAAGCCATTAAAAACGACAGTGCAATGTTCCCATATTCTATGTCGGGGCTTCCCATAAAGTGAATGTTGATGTAAACATGAGGAGCGTAAAAGTAGGCTTTATTTTGTGCGGCAATCTGTTCGCTTGGGAATTGAGTAAACGATGAATGATTTTCTAACCTAAGTCGTGCATTTGCTTTGAACAAAACCGAATCATCGCCACCAGCAACATAACGTCGTGTTTGAGGTGTACCGTTTTCTTTATACAACATATTAGTAGGAATTTGAGGGTAAGCAGAAACCACGACCTCATAGTAAGCAGATCCATCTCCACCTCGTAAAAACGGTATTGAATCTTCAAATAAATCGATTTGAGACAAAGTGTGCCGATATCCTTCCTGAAGGTTAATCCTTTTTTGGATGAAAGCATTGCCTGCACTATCGAGCAAAAGGTCCTCAAGTTCAATTGTTTCTTTAACAATACTTAACGCCATCACTTACACATCCTATGAGCCGCTTTAACAGCGGCTTTAAATCCGCCTTTCTTCCACTTTCCATTCTTATTCATATGCTTAGGCTTAACCTTAGCAAATGCCTTCTTGTACTTGCGTTGATAGGCAGTAGTCTTCTTTTTACGCTTGGGTGCTTCGCTCACAGCCTCAAGAGCCTGAGTTTCAGCAACACCTTGCTCAAAGTCCTGTACGTTGCCGCCA